ATGCACGATAATATATACTTGACAAATAGAAATTTGTTAGTATAACTAGGGATTAGTATTCAGAAGCCACCATTAGGTCTACCTTCTGTACTAATCCCCCATATTAAAGCTCAAACAAAACACTAAGACTACCTGTATTAAGTATAGGCCCGTTTACTCTAAACCGTAAAATTGATCATTTTACTTTAGACCGTAAATGCACCCTAGAAAAGAATCAGCCTCTTCAGATAATGTTTAGCTCAACAAAGCCTAAACTTTATAGGAGGACTTATTATGGCTTTTACAACCGCAACAGGTTATGGGAATCTACCTAATGGTAATTTTAGCCCCGTAATCTATTCAAAAAAAGTACAGCTTGCTTTCCGCAAGAGTACTGTTTGTGGTGATATCACAAACTCTGACTACATGGGCGAGATTGCCAGCCAAGGTGATACCGTTAAAATTATTAAAGAGCCAGAAATTTCTGTTTCCGAGTATGCACGTGGTACTAACGTAACTGCACAAGACTTGGAAGACGAGGATTTCTCTCTTGTTATTGACAAAGCTAATTACTTTGCTTTCAAAATGGATGACATTGAAGAAGCTCACAGCCACGTCAATTTCATGGACCTTGCAACCAATCGTGCTGCATACCGTCTTGCTGACCAACATGACCAAGAAGTTCTTGGTTATATGTCTGGCTACAAACAGTCTTCTTTGCACAGCAAAGCTGATGCACTGAACACTACCGTAAACGGTACTAAAGCAGTATCAACTGCTGGTTCTAACGAACTGCTTTCTTCTATGCAACTGAAGAAAGGTGACTTCGGTAACATTACAACAGGCTCCGCAGGGGATCACTCTATTCCTCTGGTGGCACGTTTGCCCGGTGCTACTGCACTTCCAACTGCTTCTGCTTCACCAGCAATGGTTGTAGCACGTATGAAGCGTTTGCTTGATCAACAACAAGTTGACACTCAAGGACGTTGGTTGGTAGTTGATCCAGTATTCATGGAAATTCTTGCTGATGAAGATTCACGCTTCATGAATGCAGACTTCGGTGAATCGGGTGGACTGCGTAATGGTCTTGTTCTTAGTAACTTCCACGGCTTCCGTGTATATTCTTCGTCTAACCTACCAGCAGTAGGTACTGGACCGGGAACATCTGGTGCCTCTAACCAAAACTCTAACTTTGGTGTTATTGTTGCTGGACATGATTCTGCTGTAGCAACTGCGGAGCAGATCAATAAAACAGAAACATATCGTGACCCTGACAGCTTTGCTGACATTGTTCGTGGTATGCATCTATACGGTCGTAAGATTCTTCGTCCTGAAGGCATCGTTACTGCCAAATATAACGCAGCTTAAGGGAGGAATAAATTATGGCTACTTATGACATGACTTCCAGTGATACTGCTGGCGTTGGGGCAAACGTTCTTGCTGTTCCAACCAATGTTGGTAACACTGTACGGACCATTGAAGCAATCTTGGATATTGATGCAATGGTTACTGCTGGTTACTCTGGCGCAAACGGTGATGTTTTCCAACTTTTGGAAATCCCTGCCGAATCAGTTATTGTTGCTGCTGGTGCAGAAATCATGAAACCTTTCACGACTTCTTGTACTGCAGATATTGACTTCGCTGGTGGCGATGACATTATTGACGGTGCTGACTTGACTGCTGCTGCCGGTACATACCTTGCAAAAGGTACTAACGGTGAAGCTAACGTTGTCAATACAGGCGCAGCTTCTACGTTTGCTGCTGCTGCTTTGGCATGTGTTGGCGCTGCTGATACCATTGACGTTACTATTGCTGGTGCTGCACCTGCTACTGGACGTCTTCGGGTATATGCAGTGGTTGCAGATGTTTCAGCCGCAATGACTGAGGCTGCTGTTGCACAACGTGACCTCATTTAATAAAACTATATACTTTGGGGCTGGCTATATGCTGGCCCCATTGGTGCATCAAGTTTATGAAACTAAAAATTCTTGGGGCAAAAACCTATTTAGGAATTACAATGGCTCTTACTTTTCTTTCATTAACTAATAGTGTTATCACTCGTATGAACGAAGTGGAGCTAACTTCTAGTAACTTTACAAGTTCTAGAGGTGTACAAACTCAATGTAAAAATGCTGTTAATGAAGCGATAAGATATATTAATCAACGAGAGTTTGGTTATTCTTTTAACCATTCTACAAATTCGTCTACTCTTGTGGCAGGTCAAACAAGATACTCTTTACCTACAAATACTAAGTCTATAGATTATAGTACTGCTAGGATTAAAAAAGATAGTGATTTAAATGTGTCAGGTAATAGCCTTACCACACTCAATTATAATGAATATATTAAAAACGGACTAGCTGATCAAGAAGATGATGTAGTAGCAACTACTCTCAACGGATCACACTCTGACAGTGTAGCTACACTAACACTTACATCTACTACAGGACTTGACTCTACAGGTACAGTACACATTGGTGGAGAGCAGGTAACATACACAGGTGTATCTGGCAACGATATTACAGGTTGCACACGTGGTGCAAATAGTACTACTGCAGCTACACATGCTGATGGAGTTGCCGTAACACAGTTTGAAGACGGTGGTGTACCTAGAAGTATTGTACGTACACCTGATAATAATTACCTTCTACACCCTTATCCAGATAAAGCATACACATTAAATTTTGATTACTTTACTTTTCCTTCTGACTTGTCTGCACATGGAGATACAACAACTATCCCTGATCGATTTGCACCAGTAATTGTAGATGGTGCTACTGCATATGTATATCAGTATCGTGGAGAGTTAAACCAATATCAATTAAACTTTGAACGTTTTGAACAAGGCATTAAGAATATGCAAAGCTTGTTAATTAATAAGTTTGAGTATGTTAGATCAACTGTAGTGTTAAGACCACGTGGTTCTGCTAACTTTATGTCTGGTGTTATTTAATGCCTGATAGCTCTCAAGTACAACCAGTTGCATTTAACTGTGAGGGCGGTTTAGTTCTTAACCGTTCTAACTTTATTATGCAGCCGGGAGAGGCACTACAACTAGAAAACTTTGAGCCTGACATTTCAGGTGGCTATAGACGTATTAGTGGTTTTCGTAAATACGTAAATGCTGTTGTACCTCACACTAGCTCTAGCTCTGAATCACTGCTAATGATTGCTAACTTTGACAATAAAGTATTAGCAGCCAGAGGTGAAAAGATATTTAGTTCTGCTTCTGCTGAGTTATCTATTGCTATTGCAGCAGATACAAGCATGACAGGATCAGGTACTATTACTGTACCATCTACATTAGGTTTTTCTTCTAGTGGTACACTACAGCTTAACTCAGAGATATTTACTTATACAGGTAAAACATCTACTACTTTTACAGGCGTAACTAGGGCTGTATCTTCTACTGCAGCAGCACATTCTAAACTTGATGTAGTATCAGAAAGCTGGACTGTTAGAGACACAGGCAGAACCAGTGCTGCAAAGTACCACTTTGAAAGATATAACTTTGATGGCAACGAAAAGATTATCTGTGTGGATGGGGTCAATGCCCCTGTAATATTTAATACCTCTATGACAGCAGCAGATGTTAGTGATAGTAGTGTAGCAGGTTCTACTGTTGTAGCTGCGTATAGAAATCGTATGTTTTATGCAGGTAAATCTACTACTCCGCAAGAAATAATCTTTAGCGAAGGATTTAACGAAGACGGTTTTAATACGGGTGCTTCTGATCCTGCAGGAAGTATTAGTGTTGATGATACTGTAGTTGCATTAAAGGTTTTCCGAGATAGTTTATTTATTTTTTGTGAAAGTAGAATATTTAAACTTACAGGTTCTACTTCAAGTAATTTCTCTGTAGAGCCTGTTACTAGAAACATTGGTTGCATTAACAGCTTTACCGTGCAGGAATTTGCAGGTGATTTAATCTTTCTTGGTCCTGATGGACTACGTACTGTTGCTGCGACTGCACGTATTGGTGATACTGAACTGGGTACTATTAGTAAGAACATCCAAACTGTATTTGATGAGAACATCAGTGATGCTGGATCGTTTGACTCCGTAGTTATACCCGATAAGACCCAATACCGCATATTCTTTACTAAAGATGGACAAGGACAAACTCTATCTAAGGGTGCTATCTGTGTTCTTAAAAAGGAAGCATTTGAGTTTTCTGAAACAAGAGGTATACAGGTAGCTTGTACTGATACTTTTGTTGAGTCAGGTAATGTAATTGTTCTTCACGGTGATACTACAGGCTTTATACAAAGACAAGAATCTGGCAATGACTTTGATGGTACAGCTATCTTAGGTAGATACAGAAGTCCTGACATGAGTTTTGGAGATAGTGGTATCCGTAAGCACATGCAACGAGTTATCATTAACTACAAACCAGAAGCAGACATTAATGCTGACCTTATTCTTAGATACGACAATGAAGATACAGATTCTGCTAGACCTGCAAACTACCCACTAGACACAGCTAACGTGGCTGCACAGTATGGTTCTGCTACGTACAGCACAGAAGGCAGTGCAACACAGTTTGTTTATGGTGGGCCAACCCAGCCCCTTGTACGTCAACCAGTAGAAGGTTCTGGTTTTTCAGTTGCATTAAAAGTAGAAGACGGTGGTACTACTGCCCCGTACTCACTTAAAGGGTTTCAGCTAGAATATCAATTAGGAGCAAGACGTTAGATGGGTGCTACATATTCAAGACAATCATCATATACAGATGGCGATACAATTACGGCGGCTCACACTAACAATGAGTTTGATCAGCTATTAGCTGCCTTTGCCGCAAGTACAGGCCACACACATGACGGGACTACTGCAGAAGGTGGTCCTATTACTAAGCTACTTGGTACATCTATTACGATGGGTGACGGTACTGCAGGTACAGACATTACAGTAACCTTTGATGGTGAGAGTAATGACGGTGTATTCAAGTGGATGGAGGATGAGGATTACTTTGAGTTTTCTGATG